GGTGCTTTCATCAGGGACAACCAAAGTCTTAAATCTGTTGTTCAAAAAGATGTTTATATTCAACACTTTACGAATGGCACACTAGACACATACATCAATACACTGAGGACACAAGATGTACCAATCATGTACACATCATCGATACACGATGCAACCACTAACCATAAACCAATAACCACTAACCATAAACCAAAAGAGAAGAAGACACTCGGCAAACGCCTCGCCAATGATTTTGATATGCCTGATTCATGGGGAGAGTTTTGCGAGAAAGAACGCTCTGACCTAATACCCATAAAAGTATTTGAACAATTTAAAGATTATTGGGTTGCCCAAGCAGGTCAAAAAGGCGTGAAGCTGGATTGGGATGCAACATGGAGAAACTGGGTACGCAATACCAAAGCTGTAAAGCCAAATCCCTATGACGTTGTGAGGCTCACAGTTCCATCAAAGAATGAGCCTGACCCTGCTTTGCTGAAGATTGTAGAAGATGCAAAAAAAGCCGCACCCATTCCGCTAGAAACATTGGCTAAGATGGCTCAAATAAGGGGCAAAGCATGAAAGTGTTGCCAATAAACAACTTTGAAGTTGAGCCTTGGTTGCGTGAAAAACACTATGCCAAGCGGATGTGCCCTATTTCATTTGCTTTTGGTTTATACGATGATGAGCAACTAATTGGTGTGGTCACTTATGGTGTACCAGCAAGCCCATTTCTTTGTATGGGTGTTTGCGGTATTGATAACAAAGATAAAGTTTTAGAACTAAACCGACTTTGCTTAAACGATGGCGTGAAAAATGGAGCTTCGTTTTTGGTAAGCAAAATCCTACAAATGTTGCCAAAACCAACTATTGTTGTTTCTTATGCTGATACAGCAATGGGCCACGTTGGTTACATCTATCAGGCAAGCAACTTTTTGTTTACTGGCACAACTAAAGAACGCACCGACATGGCTGGCGAAGATGGTAAACATAGTCGGCATAGTTTTGGAAATTCTGAAATAAGAATTAACAGAAGCGCAAAGCATCGGTATGTTTATTTTGTTGGCAACAAGTATCAGAAGAATTCTTTGCTCAAACAACTTAATTACGAAGTTATGCCGTATCCCAAAGGTGATTCTCAGAGATACGACTCTGGAACAACTGTAAAAACCCAACAACTTTTATTTGTATGAACTACTTTGAAGCCATGAGACTGCTAGACAGAGTAAAAGAGGGTGTTCCGATCCCTTTACGCCTCATTACTGAAGCGTTAATCCTAACTGGAGACTTAGATGAGTAGGGTATGTACCTATGGCATACAGTAGAAAAAACATCTCTAATGCAGGAGACAGAGTTGTTTTAGAGAAAGCCGAAGCAAGGGAAATATACCGAACTTGGCAATCCCTGAGAGACAATGATTTTGTTCGTGCCAGGCTTGAGCGTTGCGAAAAGGTCTATGGATCAGGCGCAAGAGATCGAGTCAGGTTTTATATGCGTCAAATGAAAGATGGACAAATTGAATGAACTATTTATCGGTATGTAGTGGGATAGAGGCAGCAACTGTTGCTTGGCATCCTCTAGGTTGGAATCCTGTTGGCTTCTCAGAGATTGAATCTTTTCCGAGCCAAGTATTGAAACATCATTACCCAACAGTCCCCAACTTGGGCGACATGACAAAATTTAAGGAGTGGGAAATTGAATCAAATATCGATGTTTTCGTTGGAGGAACACCATGCCAGTCTTTCTCAGTCGCAGGACTCAGAAAAGGATTGGATGACCCTCGTGGTAACCTCATGCTTACCTATCTTGCCATTGCTAAACAACATCGCCCCCGTTGGTTGGTCTGGGAGAACGTCCCCGGCGTTTTGTCCTCCGCTGATGGACGGGACTTTGGTAGCTTCCTTGGAGGGTTGGCAGTCTGCGGGTATGGGTTCGCATACAGGGTGCTTGACGCTCAATACTTCGGAGTGGCCCAAAGACGCAAGCGTGTGTTTGTTGTCGGATACCTTGGAGACTGGAGACCTGCCGCAGCGGTTCTTTTTGAGCGCGACAGCTTGCAAGGGAATCCTGCGCCGAGCAGAAAAAAGAGGGAAAGTATTGCCGTTAGCACTAGAGCAGTCTCTGAAGGCTATGGCATCGACAGAGTAGAAGTTATTAACGCTTTATGCGCTTCTGATGCAAAGGGCGTTGGTAATCAATATTTAGCAGATCATAAATGTGTGGTTCAGCCCATTGCCCTCGCTAGTGGTGTGCATGGCGTAGCGCAGATACTGTCTTATGACATGAAGCAGCACCACAATCCACAGCCAAGCGACACAGTTCAACTAACAACAAGCAATTGTGCAACTGTGCGAGGCGATACGCCACTTGTGCAACCAACTTATGCCTTGCAAGGCAACATGATTGGACGCAATGACAAAGCAGGGCCACAAGGAGATGGAGTTAATGTTGAAGTGTGTTTCACTCAAAACACCACTGATCGTCATGCGGTTGCATACAACATTGCACCGGGTAAAGGCGAGTTAAAAGATGACATCCATGTCACAGATGCCTACATTGCCAAAACAATTGATGCGTCAGGCAGTAACCCTGCCATGCATCAAGGAGGTGCGGCTATTGTTCAGCCAATTGCTTTTGGTTTTGATGCTTACAACCAAACAATTCAAGGCGAAGTAAACCAACCATTGCGAGTTTCATCTGCCCCGGGACAAGTTGATGCTGTAGGAGGTGTGGTGCAAGGTATGGCTGTTCGTAGATTGACACCCGTAGAATGCGAGAGACTCCAGGGCTTTCCGGATAATTACACCGATATCAAGTTAAAAAACAAACCAACCCCTGATGGCCCTCGATACAAAGCATTAGGAAATAGTATGGCAGTCCCTGTCATGGCATGGATAGGTCAAAGAATACAAAAAGTCGAGGACATAATCAAATGACATTTATGGTCACTTTTAAGGTAGACGCTAACCCTGTTGGCAAACAAAGGGCAAGGTATGCAAGGCGAGGAAACTTTATTTCCACTTATACCCCTGAAAAAACAAGAACCTATGAGACTTTAATCAAAGATGCTGCAATCGAAGCAATGGGTAGCTCAGAGCCATTGGAAACCCCTGTTAGCCTTTATCTTTACATTCGAGTGCCAATCCCTAAGTCATGCACTAAAAAGAGATTAGAAGCCATTGATAACGGGTCAGAGAAGCCAACAAAGAAGCCTGACGCAAGCAATATCCTCAAGAGCGTAGAAGATGGCATGAACGGGGTTGTTTACCATGACGATTCGCAGATCATAAACATCCACGTTACCAAGGTTTATTCAAGTCTGCCAGGTGTTGATATTTGCGTTAAGGAGTGTTTGGAATGAGCAACCCATTTGAAATTATTGAGCCAACTTGCATCAGCTTCTCAGGAGGCAGAACATCGGCTTATATGCTTTACCGCATCCTACAGGCTCACGACATGAGCCTCCCGCCCGAAGCAATTGTGTGCTTTGCCAATACAGGTAAGGAGTGCGAGGAGACTTTGGAGTTTGTCCATGATTGCGAGACAAATTGGGGTGTCAAGATAAATTGGCTTGAGTACAAAGCCCATGAAACCCCAAAAGAACGTTTCAGGGTCGTTACTTACGAGACTGCAAGCCGAAATGGTGAGCCTTTTTTAGATTCAATCAAACAAAATGGTAAGTTTAATCTGCCAAACCCTGTTGCCAGGTTCTGCACAATCAACATGAAGATTCGAGTTATTCACCATTATTTGAAGTCTTTAGGATGGAAGCATAACGAAAACATGGATTGGGTTGGCATTCGGGCAGACGAGCAAAGAAGGGCAGCCAAGATTGACCGAAGCAGAACCCCACTTGTGGCGGCAGGAATCACTAAAGAACACGTTGGCGAGTTTTGGAAGAATCATGCATTTGACCTTAAATTGCCAAACAATAATGGGGTAACGATGCATGGGAATTGTGATTTATGCTTTTTGAAGCCCGCCCATCAAATCCAATCCCTGATCCAAGAAAAACCCGAAAGGGCTTTATGGTGGATGAACATTGAAGAGCTTGCTAGTCAATCAACTGAAACCTTTGGGGATGGTGCAAAGTTCCGAAAAGACCGCCCAAGCTATGCCCAAATGCACAAATATGCTTTGTCTCAGACAGATATGTTCGACAAAACCGAAGAGGCAATAGCGTGTTTTTGCGGAGACTAAGGGTAAATCCCTATGGTATTACGCAAGCAATTAGGTAAGATTTAATTTTTAAACAGGAGTTAATTATGAACACATGGGAATTTGACACATTGGTAGGTGCAGGTAACGAAGTGGTGACAATAGTTTACGAGTACGAGCAAGACCTTGACGACACATTCAACGAGTCTATTCGGGAAGTTTGGTATCAAACTCGCAATGTCATTGGGTTGTTGAGCGATGAGTCCTTTCGTGAATTGGAAATGGAAGCAGCAATGCGTTTTCAGCAGCACAAACTGAACTACAAGCTGGAGGATGTATGACCATAGAAGGCATTATCCGCATGGCAAAACAGGCAGGGTTTGCTGATGAAGAAATCGACACCTGTCAACAGATATTGATTCACTTTGCCAAACTGGTTGAAGAGAATGAGCGTGAGGCTTGTGCAAAGCTATGCGATGAACTCGATCAAAAATTATGGGAAGATATGGGCGAGTCTATGAGTGGTTATGGCGAAGCAATTAGGGAAAGAACATGAACGAACCTACACTTGCGATTGAGTTCATCATAAAAACAGCCCCTTTGTACGCAAAGGCTAAATCTGATCGTATGTACTTAGAAGAATACAGGCGATCAAAACACGCACAACTGAAAAGCCTTGCAGGGACTGAAGTGCTTGGAAAGCAGGACACATTTGCATATGCTCACCCTGAATATGTAGAAATACTTGAGGGAATCAGGGCAGCCGTTGAAATAGAAGAACGCTATCGTTGGCTAATGACGGCAGCCCAAGCCAAGGTCGAATGCTGGAGAACCGCCCAATATTCGGCACGCATGGAATTAAAGGCCACTACTTGAACAACAAACTAAGCGCAAAGCAAAGACTACACATAGGGAAAGTTAAACTATTGCCATGCTCAGTATGCGATCAACATGGGCCAAGTGACGCACATCACATAGAGCAAAAACTACAATATTGCGTGATAGCTTTATGCCGTGATTGCCACAATAGCTGGCATGGCACTAAGGCAATATGGCGGGTTAAAAAAATGGATGAGTTGTCAGCCCTAGACGTTACCATTCGCAGATTGACGCAGGAAATGCCCCTAGAAGGCGATTCAAGCCCCTTTTAAGCCGTTTTTAGGCACTAGGGAATAGCGTGGGAAGGGTAAAGCCCCTTAGAGCCTTAAACAAGGGCTTTTTATAGGCGTAAAAAAACCCGCTTTTTAGTGCGGGTCTGAGGGTTTATCGTTTGCCTGACAGAATTCTAAGGATTAGGGCAGCTATTGCATAAATCACAGGCCAACCTTTTCGAGAGAATCTAAGGCATTTGCTTTGCATTGTTCAACTTGATCTACTGTTAAACCAAAGGCCAATTTTTCAGCTAATTCGCTGGCTTGTTGTGCTTTTTGGTCATCAGGGGCAACTAAGGCCAACACCAGGCATTGTGTGAGAGCTTCAATTTGGCTCATGCTGTCACCTCTGTTTTGTTCAAAATCTCTAAAATTGCCTTGATCTGTTCGGGTGAAACAGTTATCCAGCGGGTTTGCCCTGATTCGTTTCTAAGCTGCAAAGTGGCTTGAATGTCGCCTAAATGTGAAAATTCCTTGTCGTAATAGGTCATTCTGTCACCTCTACATCAAAGGGAATTGAGTTATCAATAAAACCTTGTCGGTCATCGTATGGCAGTGCAAAGATAGTGCCAAATTGACCATTTACGGCAGCTTGAACCTCTACGGGTAATCTAGGCAATTCGATCTCTGAGCCATCCCTTGCATCGGTGACAATTACCTTGTCGCCATCGGGCAATGTCACATATTGAACGGCAGCAATAGACCCATGAGTTATTGTGTATTTAGGCATAATTAAACCTTTGAATCAGCGAAAACAAACGTGTAGCCCTTGCCATCACTTGAACCCCCGCAGCACATATTGGCAATATCCCAATCTAATTTGTGTTTAATGACAAGGGCTTTAACAGCTTCAAAATGCACCAAATGGCCTGAGAATTCGTGAGGATAGGAAATGGTCACGCTCAATTTGCTGTCAGAAGTGGCTTTAATTCGAGAGCCTTTGACATTTGAAGCGGGTATATATTTTGTGTGAATAGCTTGCATTTTGTTGACCTTTAAAAATATTAAACCCTAGGGAAATACCTAGGCCATTGACCCCTAATCTAAGGGTCAACAGTCTAAACATTAGGATAAAAGGGCTTTGCAAAGTAAATCGGCCTCATGTGGATCAATAGATGACCTAAAAGCGTCTAAATATTCTGCAAATTGTGGGTGATCGGGTTTCATGTTAACACCCCCAGCTTTTCGAGTAGATTCAACAATGATTCCTGCGCTATTTGCTAGGTATGCAGAATAATTGCCCGATGTGTGTAAAGTTAACATTGTTTACGCCTATGAGTTGAAAATTAGATTCTAGGGGCATGAAACCCCTAGGCAATAGGGAAAAACCCTATAAAATGTCATTTTATAAAGGTTCAAAATCTAAGCCATAACCAGCATAACCTATAGGTGAACTGCCACAAAAATAGGTTTCAAGGTCATAGTCACTTGCAGCATGGTATTCACCATCCTCAAAAATAACGTAATAATCATCTGAATTTTTGCGAGATAAATAAACAGCGTGTTTTGCAGCGTGAGAAAATGATAAAAATGTCATATTAAGCCCCTTAAACCTTTTTAGCCCATTGCAAACCCGCTTCTGTAGCATGGTAAGTGCTCGAATCATCATCATGCGATAAGAACCCGTGACGCACTAACGTGCTCATTATTTGCTGGAATTGATTAAATGATGCCCCATGAGACATGAGAGCACTATAGATCACCCCACTAGGTGCACCGATAGAATCAATATTTGCAGCTTCAATTATTCCCTTGCCGATTGATTGCAGGGCTAAAATTTGTTGTTTAGTCATTGTGAACGCCTATAAAAAAGTTGAAAAAACCCTAGTAAGACACTAGGCCATAAACCCCTAAAAAAGGGTTTACAGTCTAATTACTGAATTGGATCAGTTTGCGACACATGAAATACAGTTGACCTTCTGCAAAGCATAAAAGAACTTTCGCTGTTTTTGTCCTTTGCTGGAATCCATGTAACAACTTTAACGCCCTTTTCACCCTTGCGAACTTGTCTATTAAGGGCTAACCATGCGTTATAAGTGAACACGTTTTCACGGGGAATAATGTCACTTGCTGGAATTCCCTTATCTGCAAACCCTAGCATAATTGCCTGATAGTTGGCTAATGAGTCCCCGTTTTTAGCCCTGTTTAATGATTCTAACGATTGTGTGATCTTATCCATGATGTAACGCCTATTGAGTAAAGTTAAGTTTATTTGACCAAAACGTCAAACCATTCGAGCAAACCGATACAAAGCATTAAACCTAATGCAATGGCCGTCAGATAGTCTAAAAATTCGTTTTTCATTGTTTGCCCCTTATTCTGACATTTCAAGATTGTGGATTGACCATAAAGTAACCCAGCATCCCTCAGATGTAGAGAACCCCTCTAACTCTAAGTGATCGTAATGGAATAACCTAGAAAACCTAAAAGAACTGTAGTCCTGGTGGATTGTAGGGATAGATTGAAGCTGCGCTAGAGCTTGTTTTGCACTTTGTGGATACATGATGTAACGCCTATTAGTTGCACTTTCACATGAAAGTAAAGTAATTTTATGGCCTAAAAAATAAAAAACTATTAGGACAAACCCTAATAAAGTACAATTATTTAAATTATTTAAGGGGATGACATGGCGAGGCCGTCAACACCACAAACCCGATACTTTCAAAGAACACTAACAGCCCCAGAGAAAATGATTCTATTGGCAGCTGGTGAGGGTAATCTAATAAAGGGATTCGCTAACGTATTGGCACTCTACCAAGAGGCCCACAATCAAGGGTATCGCCCTGACATGGAAACGGGTTATTTAAAAATAGGTCTCGCAACAACTAACAGCCCTAAACCAAGTGATCTAGTAAGGGATGACATAAGGGAACCAGTAAGGGACTAACACAATGCTAAACCAATTCAAGTCCCATCAAATAGGTGCATCCCCTCTTTGCCCACTTAACATAACGTGGCAAGGGTAAACCCTGATAGGGTAAACGAGTAGGTAGAAACCCTTAGGTAGAAACCCTATGCTGTATGGAAACACAGGGGGGGAGGGGGTAGGTTGGGTGTGTAGATATTTGTGGTGCATCCCACCCTCAGAAAAAGCTAAAATGAACTAATCCATTCCAAGGAGGACAAAATGGAAAAAAGAGGAAGAGGAAGACCAAAGGGAAGCGTCAAGATGACCATACAGAGGTTTGCTGACAATCCACCCCTTGTACTACCTAAGACAGACCATCAACGTCTCAAGGAGCTTAAAGAGCTGATGATTAGGTCTGGAGGTAAGGATGTGGCTCAGAAGGTTATTGAGATAGCCCTTAATGATGAGCATCCCCATC